TTGGCGCCTTAACTTTTAAACTTAATCTACTTTGTAAATCAACTTGTCCTGTAAAATAAAAACCTGCTGTGTGCATAGTCTTTTTAAATGAGTCTCTCCAATCATTAATTGATTGACCAACTTTTAGTACATAAGAAAAATCTTGGTAGTATTTACTGTCTTGTACTTTCATTGTTTGCTCAGATATATAACCATCTTCATTTAAAAACTTACCATCTGTATCTGCAACAGAAACTACATCTACTGTAGCACTAGCAACATCTAACCTTATTACTGTTGCTGATCCACTACTTGTTGATGTTATTGTTTCATTTAGAATAAAATTAGTATTTAAATCTTTTACTTTTAATAAACTTCTATCTGCGTCATAACTAGAAAGAGTACCAGTTGCACCTGAAGTACCACCTGTTATAGTATCATTAGCATTAAAGTTACCTGACTTATTTGTTAATAGTAAACAGTTTCTAAATTTAATTGCTGGAGTAGGACTATTTTGATAACCTTCTCCCAATTCATTTGTTTTTAATCCTATAACTCTTCCTATATCAGTACCGTTTGCTAAAACATTTGCATTAGAACCTGATGAGGTTATAGTTACCTTAGGTGGTATATTATAACCACTACCATTGTTAATTAAAAATATATCTGTTATATCATTTAGGTCGGAGTTAGTAGCACCTTCCATAACAATTTTACTTCCAGAGTATTGATCTCCTCTACCAGTTTCATCTTCCATAATAATATGTTCAGCGCCTGTTCCTGATTCACCAGAGATACCACCATTAACAACAGAAACAAATCCTTCTGCATTAACACCTTCTGTTCCTGTATTGTCAAAAACTAATTTATCTCCTACTGAATAACCTGTTCCTGCATTGTCAATAATAATTTCTGATACAGGTCCTGAACCTATATCACTAATAGCAATGTCAGCACCTACACCACCACCTGATACAGTTAAAAAATCACCTCTACCATATAAGTTACCGTCATTTGTAATTGTTTTTAATCCTGGTATACCTGTAATATTTGCTTTTATAAAAAAGTCATCTGTATCACTAGCAGTACCAGTAATTTCTTCACCAATACTAAATGTACCAGTCATTGAACTTATGTTAAGTACAAATTCAGAAACTTCTTTGTTACCTATAATAAATTTCTTAATTGATTCAATAATAGCAGTTGCATTTGTTGATGAACCTTTTACTGTTCTACCAACTAAATTTGTTGTATCACCAACTGTAGCTACTGCTCTTAAAACTTTTTGTGTATCCCATTGTCCGTCTGATACACGCAACATTTGTGTTCTAGGATAAAATGTTTCTGATACTTGATTAAATAATATTCTAAAAAATAATTCGTGTCCTGCTTGTGTACCTTTTAGTCGGTACATTGATTTAATATTTTTAATTAAGTGTCTTTTGTCTAATCCTATTGCTAAATTTTCAGGTATTGTTTTTAAAAACTCATCTCTAAATTTTGATAAAAAGTTTGATATTACTTTATCAGGATCTCTAAAGTTTGTTAAGTCCTGAACCGTTGATACAGGATTAGGACGATAATCATTAATTACTGCTTGAGCATTTGAATCATTACCTACTATAATTTCATCTTTATTAAATTTGTCTTGTGCTGATATATAAAGTTTACCATTAGTTAAATCTTCGGCAAGAATTTTTGCAGTTGCCTTTGATACAAGACCTGTTATTGTTTCACCTATTGTAAAGTTACCATATACGGTATCTTCGTAAATTATTTTATCACCAGCGTCTGCTTGTGTTATTTCTGAAGTTATTTTTGAACCGTCTAATAATAAATTATTTGCTAAACCAGTTTCATTTTCTAAAGTTATACCATCTGTATTTTCAATACTTGTAACCTGCAACATAGCAGATTCCATAAATTGATAATAAGTTTTTAAAAATTGAACGAACTGAGGATGGTCGTCAACTACAAAATCAGGTAATTGACTGCTAATGAGCGTAGAAATTTTGTCATTAAACTTTGCCATAGTGTTTAGTAACTAGAACTTGTAGTATATCCTACTCCTGCCTCGGAAGAACCTCCAACAAAAGTATCTTCAGAAACATTTACAATTGAATTTTCAACATCTATTTCTAAAATTTGATCTCTTACAGGTACAACATCATTTGAACTAGGAGAAGCAGTTATCTCAATTACAGTAGAAACAGAACCTCTAATATTTGAAATAGAAGCAACATCTAAAGAATTAAGAGTTATTTGTCCTGTTGCGTAATCAATTGTACCTTGTGTAGCATTTTGTACTGTTTTAATACCACTTACAAGATAATAAAGTCTTACATTTCCCAAACCATCATCATCTAAAAACATTTCATTATTAATTCCTGATATTTTAAAACCAGTAGATGATAAAACTGATTCGTGTCCTGAATGAGGATTGTAAATTGCATTTCTAAAGTAAACATCATATTTTGTAGATGAACTTAAAGTTGGTGTAAAACTTTTTCTAATTTTAACAGTTGTGATGTTTGATAAAATAGAATTATCTACATCATCAATTATACCCATAACTTTAGAGTATCTAAACACACCATCAAATGCTGTTAAAGTATTTGTATTGTAATCTGTTATTGCGTCCACAATTTCTGACTTCAAAGTGTCTGCTGTTTTAGTAGTAGAGTTTTTATCAAATTTAGCATTAATTACTAACACAACTGAAGTTATAATTGGGTCAATTATTTCAGGTCTTACTGAAGCAACATTATAAGATTTTAATTTTGTTACTATATCTAATTTTGTAGCATTAGTTAAAGGCACACCTGACTGACCTTTGACTGCAATCTTAACAACACCGTAAATAGGTGTTTCATCATCTTCACCACCCCAAGCACTAATAGATGTTGCATTAGGATAAATTGATTTAACTAAAGTTTCGTAATCTGTTGTTGTAACTGCTCTATCTTGTGATGTATATTGTAAAGGAGCATTAAATCTGATTGATTCTTTTGTTTCAGGAATAGAACCACCTTCTGCTGCTGATTTTGTTACAACAGTTACATCTGAAAATCCACCTACTGAACCTGTTGCTGTAAAGTTTGTTGTGCCATTTGCGTCTTCTAAATTTGAAACTATATATTCTAACATTACAATATTACCATCTGCTAATTTCTTACCTAATATATCATCACCAAAATAAACTTCAAATTTACCTGTATCTGTTTCTGATAAAAAATATGCTTTTGATGTATTGTCTAAACTTTTTAATCCTGTTGCTAATGTGTAAACAGTTTGTGTTGTATCACTAATAGAAGTTTGTACAGTTACTTTTAAAGTAGATGTATCAGCATTTATATTAGGAATTATAAATCTTTGGTCAACATCTGTACTATCAACTGTATATTTAAAGTTTACTAAAGTACCTTCATATAAAGTTACATTTTGAAATTTATAAACACCATCTTGTGGTGACATTGCTATATCTTCATTAGTTACAAAATTATAATCTGTATTATCTATTGTTGCTGAAAATGATGTTCCTTTATCCATAGTAACTGTGGATCCAGTAGCATTGTTTAGTGTTATGTCAACAACAGCAGTAGGTGATTTTGCTGAAGAAGGAGTATATCCTAACATCTTTGCTAATGATACAACATTTTTTCTAACATCAGCTGAGTCAAGGTACATTTCATTTGCAACCATATTAGCATTGAAACCTAGGTAGTGTGTATTGTATGCTAATGTGTCTAACAAGACAGCAAAACCTGAACCTTCAAAATTATAATCTGAAAACTCTGGTTGATCTTGTAAAAATGCTTTTAAATTTAATTTGATGTTGTCAAAATCTAAATCTGATACTGTAAATTTATTACTTGCCATATTATCTTAATCTTTCTAAAAATGTTTCTACTTCTACTGGTTGATTTGAACCAACTACATAAAACATAATTTTTAACGCATAACTATTTCTATCCAAGTCAGGACTTGCTAAAACTTGTTGTAAACTAATTCTTGGTTCAAAATTGTTTAATACTTCAGCAACTTTTCTTTGTAAATTAAGAGCAGTTAATGGTGTCATTGGTTCAAACAACATTGCTCTTACATCACTTCCTATTTCAGGATGAAAAGGTCTTTCATAATGATTTGTGTTAATTAAATTTCTAACACTTCTCTTAACTGCCTCTACATCTGTTAATCTATTAACGTCATTTGTAATAGGATTACGACCAAAGTTTAAATCCAAATCTTTATAGATTCTATTTGCTCTTTTAGAATTGTTGGTTGTACTAGCATCATAGTTTGACATATCTCTTATATTTATACGCTAACCTGAGAAAACATTAGAAGAACCTTTAGTCATTGCACCAGCGTCTGTACTATCCCCTATTCTTGCAATTGGTAATCCACATACTCTTACTGTTGAAGAACCAACATTAACATTTGCAACGTGTGGCGCACAAGGTGGTGCTGGTGGAAAGGGGTGTGATACCGTAGGATCACTTTGTCTTGCAATTAATATACTATTTGCAAAAACAGTTGATTGTCCTGGTGTATCAAGTATTGTTGTTCCAGCACATATGTGTCCTGTACTTAATTGATCCCCTTTTCTACTAACTGCTGGCATTATGCACTTCTTCTACTTGCTTCTAATTTCGCTTTTGCGATTGCTCTTCGTTTTTCAACCATTATTGATTGTCTTATTTTTCTTCCCATAGGGATTTTTACTGAAGTTTCTATTTTATTACCTTTTTTAGTAATAAATTCAACTCCTATTCGTTCATCTTTAAAATCACCTTGAACAGACATAACTGCCTTCTTCAAACTCATTGCTTCTTTCTCTTTTTCGTCACCTGCTTCATTCCAAAACTTAAATATTCTCATTTTTGCCATTTTTATGCTCCATTAAAAGAATCTTCATCTAAACTGCCACTTTTTTCATCATTTGGGCAACGACAATTGATACAACAAAGAGTTTTTTCTGATTCTCCGTAATCTTGGTAACAATTTTCGCCACAATGCGATTCGTGTCCACAATTTAGACAATATTCTATATTATTATTCATACAAACTATTTATCCTAAAACTTACAACGAGTTTTGTGTTGCAAATTTTCAATTTGTCTTAATCCATCAAGTGATTCGCTCATTGATTCGTTGGAATTCTCAAATTCCGGTCTATAATCGCAATTTTCTTTGATTTTTGTACAATTTACAAGAACAAAAAGAGAACATAACAAAAAAAGTGTAATTATTTTCATATTTTCGGGATTTTTTTGTTGACTTTTGAGTGGTTTTCCTATATATTTAGTAGTATATGATAACAAAAACACAAAAAACAAATAATTTGACAATTGTAAGAAATGTTGCTTATAGTCAAATTAAAAAAATGAAGAAAAACATCAAAGAAATCGTTGAGGTTGATAAAGACCTTTTAGATATAATTGATATTAATATGAAAAATGCAATTAATAAGATTATCCACGATTATAACTTCAAAAAGATAAACCAATAAGGAGAAAAAAACACTATGAAAAAAATATATGAATATACAACAATAGTTATGTCAATACTAGGTACCTTTTGTATGATAGGTGCTGCTGGTGCAATAGATGGTGGTTACAACGGAATACCAATGAACGATAATTGGGCATTATGTTTCGCACTATTCTTAATAGGTGTTGCTAGTTTTATATTAGCATTATACTCACAAGTATTGTATTCAGAAGCAGACTCAAAGTCTTCTTCATATTACAAAGACTTAACTGAATATTACATTGACGAAGAAATCAAATAAGGAAAATATGAAAGATACACAATTAAAAAAAGACATTATGAATATTGCAAGGGCCGAAAGTGCTGATGAATTTACAATTTGTTGTGGTACCTTGTTTACAAAATTTAATGTATCTGTACATAAACAAATGGCAGATAGTTTAAAACTTGCTTT